CTCAGCTTCAGTAGTCACGTTACCACGAATTACAAATTCGTAAGTACCGATTGACTGTATTGCTTGTGCACAATCTGCCATTGTTTACTCCTTATAATATGACTAGTGTTCCACCACTAGCTACGTTAATTGTCTGTCCAGAGGACACTGTTACAGGACCTACTATACTAGCATTCTCCGTAGCTGCAATAGAAAGTCCTCCTGTTAATGTTTGTACATTTCTGTACGCACCATTAATACTTGTTAATTTAGCTGCTGTCACTGTAGCATCTGTCGGTGCTCCCACATCAAAAGTATCACCAAAGATAATACCTGAGAAGGTTGCACCACTGGCAGGTGGCCCTGTGAAAGCGATAGTACCACTTGATGACCCTGCAGTAAACGCTGTTCCCGGCACTTGATATACGCCATTAATATGTATTAGCAACTGTGCTAAGCTACCAATTATTTGTGTGGTACCTCCGACAGCAATTGTAAATTGTGTCAAAGATCCATTAAAGCTTCCACTCAAATCATCGATCTGAGAAAAGTTACCTTGTACTATTGGATTTCCTAAGTAGCCCATTATGCTAGTACCTCCAATAATATTATTTTAGAAGATGCTCCAATTCTAAAAGTGCCTCCATCAACACTAAATTGATACTTATAAGTTACTGCTGAAGTAGAACTAGGACTATCTAAAAAACTATGATAGCAATTAGCTGCTATTTTATCAGGTTCTCCATTACCTATATTCATTTGTATAATGTTGCGTTGTTCTAATTCTGTGCTATCTCTAAATAATTTTATTCTGCCAACAGTTGAAGTTCCACTACCATTTCTAGAATCAGCATGTACTAATGTTTGAACCATGATTTTACTACTTGTTGCACTTGGAGTTATTGCAAGACTTAAACCAGATACATCAGCATAAGAACCTGTAGTTGTATTTACTTCACCACCAATCGTAACAGACAAAACTTGACCTATTTTACCAGGACTAAAGGCCGCCTTAGCTGCTGTTACTGCATCATCTGCTAGATCTGCCGTTACAATAGTTGCGTCAGTTATCCCTGCTGTTGGTATCGTTGTTACTGTCATTCTATACTCCTATTAACCTTTGACCACTTAACCAACTCTCTCTGTAAAGTGTTTGGTTATCTCCATTATTTTGATTTACATAATACTCAATGTAATCTCCAGCACTTAAATTTGCTATCCAACTCCAACCTATATCAACTTCTTGATTAGTTCCACCTGACATTACTCTAACCGATGCACTTCCTGTAGTTGTTCCACCAGCATTAGAACCATTTTTATATAGTCTTGCCTCTAACTTTTTTCCATCATCAAAAGATGTAAAATAGACATGAGCATGAAAAATATACTTACCACCTTTGCCTGTAGGTACAGTCCATTTATCTGTACTCCAAGCACTATCTGTATCCCATAAAGGAGTAGACCATGAGGTAACTTTAGTCCATGTTCCTGTTGAAATTGTTTGATCGCTACCTTTTACAACCATAAAAGCTGGAGTGTTAGTAAATACGCCCGCTGCTACATCACCATTCGAAGAGCTACCAATAGTAATCGTCTTCGTAGCGTCTGTGCCAAGAGGCGAGATTGTTGATACTTTTAATGTGCTCATTCTATGTATCTCCTAACCTTATAAATTGTACCCATGTTCTGCTTTGGGATGTATTGCCATGTAAAGTACAAGCAAATTCACATAAAGCAGTAAGTCTGCATTTATGAGTAGATACATTAGTCACATCAAAAATATGACTTGATTGAACTGAAGTTCTTGAATTAGGGTGATACATATTACCAGTATTATCTGTAGTGGTAGTATAAGTACCATCATCTGTAGTAATATCTATAGCTGAAGTTGCTCTTGTTGCTCCTTGTGAAGGTGATTTAAATTGTGCATTCCATATTATTTGATAAATACCAGTTTCAGGAAAAGTCCAAATACCACTTGATTGTGACATAGCACTTCCGATTCTAGTGTACGTACCAGTGTCAACTTCCTCCCAGTTAGAATTTACTACTACTGTGGTATCAACACCTACACTAAAGTCAGATGTTATTCTCCACATACCAGCAACTTTAACACCCGCAAAGTTCGCATTAACTCCACTAGCTTTTGTCAGTGTGGTTAAATTAGCCGAACCAAGTGTCAAGGTAGAAGTTCCGCTTCTAGTGTCTATTGTATCTACGAGTATCTTTGACATTAATCTAATATCTCCATTACTGTTATAACTGAAGTACCTCTACTCACAGTTGCATCATCTGTATCGTTCTCACTTCTATTTAATCTAAATGCTCCACTACCTTCTCTACACCCAAAAACTTTATATGTTGTTGCACTTGTAGTGCTTGGACTATCTATATAGTGAAAATTGACAGTCATAATATCATTAACTGCTGCACTTGTAGCAACACCAATTACTTCTTGCCTAGATCCAGCCGCTGGAGAGTTACCTATTTTAGTATCACCTCTTCGTAATTGTATGAAATTTCTAGCACCAGAGGAAGATCCAAACATAATTTTACCCATGACTAAAACTTTTGATGATGTAGAACTTGGGGTTATTGCTACATTTAAATTAGTTATTTCTGCTGGTGATGTGCTTGTATTAGAATAATCAGTAGCTGTTATTTCTGTTGTAACCACTTGACCAATCTTACCAAAACCAGAAGTCTTCGCTCCTGAGGTTAAAGTTACTGTGTCACCACTAGAGCCTAACGTTAAGTTAGTGCCTGATTGAGGTTCTAAGTTATCTACGAATACTGTTCCCATTATGCTAGTACCTCCATAGCTGTTAAAAAAGTAGCTTGAAAATTTGTTGCAGTAGAATATCCACTATTAAATTTTATAGTTTGACCACCTAATATTCTTTTTGCTTGAAATTTGTATGTAACTTGTGAAGTTGTAGATATTGCAGTATCATAAAAATTAAACGCATAATTACTTTGTATCCAATTACCATAATTACTATGTAACACTATCTCTTGTAAGTCTGTGCTATCTCTTACTAACTTCATAACGATTGCTGTTTCATGTGTCGAATGATTATCCACTGCTGTGCTTATGCTACAGTTTAAATAAACATTTGAAGTTGTTGCACTAGGAGTGAAATTAAAAGTAAAACCAGTAATATCAAAATAACTATCTGATGAGCTTGTAGATTGATCTGTAACTTTAGTCTGTACTACTTGACCAATCTTGCCAAAGCCTGTCGCTGAACCACTATTTGATATTGTACAACCAGATGGTATATTTAAAGTTTTACCACTAGCTCCTAATGTGATTGTAGAACCTGATGATAAAGGCTGAATGCTATTGACTTCAAGTGTGCTCATACGACTGTAAGATTACCCTCCACTGTGACGGTGCCTGTAAATGTTACAGGGCCCGCAAGCATTGCATTGTCTGTTGCTGCTACTGTTGTTGTGGCAGTGACTGTTTGTAAGTTTTGATACACACCATTGAAAGATGTCATCATGCTAGGTTGAATACTATTTGCACCAGGAGTGTTTTGATCTAATAAAATTCCATTTAGAAAAATTACAAAACAAGAATCAGATGATGCTAAAGCTGTTGTGAATGTAATTTGACCACCGTTGACTGAATAGTCTGTGGTTGGTTTTTGACGAACTCCATTACGTAAAACTGCAAGTTCTTCAGGCACTGATACACTTTGATTTATAGCGTATGCTGTCGATCCATCTCCTGTTATTGTTTGAGTGGGAGTGATTGTTGTAAAATCTTTTGTTACTGGATTTCCTAAATACGCCATGTTGTCTCCTATGTGCTTATATTATCAATAAATGAAATCCAACCATGTAAACTTGAAGCCGTATCACTTTGAACTTGAAGTACATCGCCGTTTTGAAGTACGATTTTTGACCCTCCATCTATCGCCTCGTATTGTCCACCTGCTGCAATAGGTGTTTTGTAAACTAGAAAGGAATTTGCTGAACCACCACTTGCAGTGCTAGTTACAAAGACATTAGCTTGAATTGTTGCATTTGTAATGTTTACTAATCGAATACCAATAAGGGCATCATCTCCATTAGATGTTAAAACTGTTCTAGCAGTAGTTCCAATAGCAATATCACCTGAGCCATTGAAAGGTATTTTTCTCTCAAAATCTTGTGCCACTTATTTATCTCCTATTCATATTTGTATCAGAGGGCAACGCTAAGGGCAATCACAAACCCCGCTGTTACACCTCCAGAAACTGTTAATGCACCGCTACTAGATAATGTTGCATCACCTGAAACAGCAACTTCTTGATAACTTGTACCGTCACCAACTAATATTTTTCCTGAAGTATTATCAGGCATTTTCAACAAGGACCCAATTGTGAGATTAGCACCTACACTTACGTTGTTGTCAGGATCTTCAATAACGGCCTTTGATGCTGGCATAGTACAAAATATGTCTTTTGTGCCTGCACTAAAATTTACAGCATTATCGCTATTAGAACTACTAATAACAGTTGTTCTTGCTAAGTCTGAACTATCTCCGTCTAGAGTTCCTAAACCAACTTCAAACTCAGATGTTCCCGGATTAAAGATAGCGTAGTAAGTTGTATTACTATTACCAATACCCGAAGCAAATGTTTCAAATCCTTGAACCGCACCACCTAAAGAAAAGGTCCCCGTTCCTGTTGTTGTTGTGGTTTCTTTTACTCGATCATTAATTATAAAAGCCATGATATTTTATAGCACTAAGCTACCTCTCTGTCATCTACTTCTGTCCATGTATTTGTAGCACTATCATCCACTGGTGTCCATGAATTAGATACACCTGGAGATACAGGAGACCATGCCAAAACACCTGGAGTTCTTATGGTAACGGTCATTTCTATGCCTGTGGGTTCAGCTATTGTGACGGCAACACCCGATGCAGTGCCTGTTGCTGAAGTCATGGCAATACCACTAGGTGTAGCAACAACGCTTGGAACTGAAACTGCAGTTCCTATGGCGGCTGTCAAAGCAATACCTGTAGGAGTTACAGTTACACTTCCAGTAAATGTTTCGGTACCTATGGCTGTGGACATAGACTGTCCATTGCCTGTTAAATCAACTATAAGGTCACTTGTAAATGAGGATGTGCCTTGTGAGGAGGATATTGCTATACCTGTAGGCTGAGCAATGACTGCACTAGATTGTGTGGCAGTTCCTATGGCAGAAGTAAGGGCAATGCCTGAAGGTTGATTTACTACATCAGTTCTAATTGAAGACGTTCCAACAGATGTATTAAGTAAGTTTTCTGAACCGACAATAATTGAAGTTTCACCACCAGCTTCAACAGAGTAAGCTCCGATGTTTTGTATTGCTAAAGCCTGACCGCTTGGTGTTGCGGTAACGTCGGGAAGAAATACAGTTACAGAGGCTTGTGTTGAACTAACTGCAATACCCGTAGGTGTAGCAGTAACATTTGCAAATGCAGTTTCTGTGCCAATAGCCGTTGATAGACTCTGACCCGAGACAGCTACAGTTACACTATTTATACCTTGAGCAGCAAACGAATCTTCAGCAAATGTGGTTTTACCAAAAAACATAACGCTTTACCCGGCGTTACTTTTAAGTAATTCTTAAAATAGCACTAGATGCATCATTAGCTGGGAATTGTACTGTGAAAGTTCCTGATGTTGATGTTTTAACTGCACCAAAATCTAAAACCATAACTGCTGCATTTGTATTAGTTGTTGATGCATCAGTTGAGTTATAGATAACAGCTGCTTGAGCTGAAATAGTTGCACTTGTGAAACTTATATCACTGAAATCAATAAAAGATGTATTGTTGGTTTTTCCAGCTCCTGTACTTGTTAAGTTACCACCACCTGCTGCATAAGTGCCTGATGCACTAACTTCTTGAGAAGTTATATATACTGTAGTTGTGTTACTTAAAGATGCTGACGCACCATACAAAGCTAGTTTAAATTGATCTCCACCAGAGGAACGAAAGTCGTGTTCGCCTTCTAACAATTCCTTTTTGAAGCTATCACATATTGCTTGTGTAATCGCCATGGTTAGTTACCTCCTGGAGCCACTGATTTCAACGGCACACGCAGGACTCCGTCTGCGTATTCGTCTCTTCGTTTTCTACCCATTTGTGTGGTAGATAAACCTTGTACAGCTTGATTGTACTTTTGTTCGTATAATTGCACATATGTAGGATTTTTCAAGTACGAAAAGGCTTCCGACACTGTGCCATATATTAAAACTTCAGATGCTGTATTTGATAAATAGGTAGTAGTAGAAGTTCCAGAAGAACCATTACCAAGTCTTTCAGGTGTTCTATTATACCATAATTCAACAGTTATTGCTGCATTAGGAGTAGGGGCTAATATAAATGTATTTTGATCCCAATTGGCATAGTACCTTGGAGTGCCTGTATTGTTTGTGCGATCAACATTGTATTCATCAATAAAGGTAGTATCTCTTTGTTCCAACCAAGTTCTATCCGCATTTGCATCAACTATTTGTATGCCTCTTTCAAAGTCAAAATCATCTGGTACAGTTAAAAAAGGAGTGCCAATAGTAAGAGAAGAGGTTGCGAACTTTCTGAAAGCATCAAGGTCTAGTTGTTTTTGTATTTTATCTTCTACATTAGTTATAAATACGTTAATTACAGAGTTTGATAATACTTCAGAACCTACCTCTGTATAATTTCTTACATTGTCTAATAATTCGCTATAGTTCATGGTGTCAAAATTTCATTACCCATTCCTGAGTGTATTCTACAATAATAATACAATGTTGGTGCTCCAATTGCTACTGTAATTTCTAAAGCTCTTGTAGTTGCGGAGGAATACCCACTATCGTAAGCAGATTGTGATACAGATGACCCATTTATTTTATATATAACTCCAGATGAATAGATTGATCCCCCTGCATGAATTCCGTCTGATGTGGTGCTTAAATAAAAAGGATGCCCATCGACAGTATTATCACTTAGATTAAATATAGCGGAACTTCCTTCATTTATAGTTATTACGGGTCTCTCAACACCATCAATATAAAAAGCATTACCACCGCCAGTTTTACCTGCAACAGTAACTGTGTAGGAGGTAACAGCTGAGGTTGATACAGTAGTGGTACCAATTTTTGTTTGCATAATTAATTTTTTTAAAGGTGTTTGAGGCAACATACTTGAAGAAGTAGTTGGATCAGACCCGTCAGCTGGAGAGGTTCCTTGTACTGTGGTTAAAAAAGCACTATCTCCAGGCTCCCCTAAAAATACAGTCATAGGCATGGGTTGTGAAAAAGTATCAAAAGTAGCATCATCAGGACCAGGAGGTGAGTTGTCTTTTAGAACACTTGTTGATTCAACACGTGGATCTTTAAGAGCTTCTGGATCAGGTGCGTGATAGGGTGGATCTAATTGTGGATGTTTTGGTTCAAAGCATTCAGGACAAACAAACAATCCATTCCATTCTTTTTGTAATTGTTGATACTTGTATTCCTGACCACAACGATCACAAACAGCTTTTGAAAATGTTCCTGATGCAAATGCCATACTTTACCCCGACGGATAAAAGTTTTGTGGCACTATATTAACTGAAGTTGATTGACTATCTTCTACTAATGCTCTCTGTAACTCCGCTTCATACCTTCTTTCTAATTCTTGTGAAAGTTGAGGAGCAATTTCTTGAGAGGTATAATACGCCAAACCAGAAACCAAACATGGTAAAAATCTATAAGGTGCATCAGCAGTATTTGTATACGCTCCCACATCTTCGATTCTTCCAACATAATAATAGTTTAATTCTGTTCCAGTGGTGTTAGGTGTTAAGAATAAATGAATTTTTACATTATCTAAATTTCTTTTGATGTAGTATTGACTAGGAGTACCTTGTGAACTTTTGTTAGGTAGATTTTCATATTCTGATCTTGAAATTTTTGTCATGGTCGTATCAGTGTCACCATTTCTAAATACAACTTCTAAAACGTCTGACGCATCAGAGGGTGCTGTATAAACTGTAGTTCCCGCTGTCAAAGTTTGAGTGTGGTTTTTTACTTTCCAGAGGTGAATACCTCGGTTACCCCATTCTGAAAATAAAAGATTAAGATTGTCTCTTGCTGCAGAAAGCTCATATCCAGTTCGAATATTTGAACCACAACGAGCGTACGCACGTTCCATAAGACGATCAATACTTAAATCAAAATCAGTAGTTCCCGAGGTAGCCATTATTTACTTTTTCTTTTTATTTTTCTTCTTTACTTGTTTTTTGGCTTTACCGCCACGTTTCATAGCCATTGGCTTACCGCCTCTTTTCATGGCTTGTTTTTTCATTGGACCCATGTCGTTTCTCCTTTTTAAAAAGTTTTTCGTATGTATCTTGGCGAGTTTTTACAACATCATCGTAATACTCTGCCGGCCACTTTTTATAATAACCTATCTTATGTAGTTTGCAACTTGCATCATAGAGTTGTTTAAACTTTTGAATTAGCATCATACTATACATATATTCAGGTTCCCAATCACAGTCATCATGTGGATTTACAAGAAACTCTTGATCTTCTACTGTAGCAGGGTTATTTGGGTGAAAGCCCATAAAGTAAACATCACGTCTATTATAAGTTTTATTATAAAAATCTATCTTATCTTGAAATTTTTCTTCATCGTATTGTTCCCAAAAAGGGTCACAAAAAATAATAATATCGTGTTGTTTTTTATTCCAGTCATTTAGAACAGTCGTAAGGTGTTTTTCGTATTTAGATTTGTCAGGCCTTACTTCAATTCTAAGTTTATTATCTCTTCTCCATTTTGCTGCAAACGGGCATGCAGGAAAACCTATGTGTTTGTTCATTGGCTCTAAGACATTCTTAGACCAATTAATTACATCATCTTTTATTTTTTCTGCGAGTTTTTTTCTTGACAATTGTTTTGACCATGGTTGGTTTACCACCAGGATTTCCAGCTTTTTGTTTGCGCCGAACGGCACTTGATTTTTGACCTTTTGACATAGCTCTTGCTTTTGCTATGGGGACGCACTTGGGATAGTTTTTTCTTTTCTCTCCGCCGCTTCTACCACATTTAGGGTATGAACCGTCAGATTTTTTGTTGGCTATATCGACCCAATTATCTTTCACCCAAGCACGTAAACCCTTTTTTGCCATTATACTATTTGGTTATAAACGGCCCATAGAATAACAACAGCAACAACAGCAACAATAGTTTTGCCTTTTTTGTTAAGGTTACTCCATTTACTCCATATTTTTTCCATGATTTGCCTCCTTAGGTGAGTGTGGTTTCTTTCCTACGTATTACTCCGCCACAAGCAGCAGCTATAATTTTACCGCCCTTGGCTTTTCTATTTGCAGAAACTAGTTTTCTTGATTGAGATAATTCATTTACAGAACCACCGAAGGCTTTTTTCTTAGCTTTCTTTTTTCCGCCAGGAGTTACCTTTCCTGAACAAACTGCACTAGCATACATATTAGCATATGCGCTAGGGTAGACTTTAAATCTTGCCTTTGCGGCGGCTTTTCCTCTTGCGCAGAGTTTTCCCATTTTTTTTACCTCCAGGTTTCATAATTTGTTGTTTCATTTGTGAACGTCCTATAGCCATTAAAACTCGCTATAGTTTTTTATTAAAAACTCTTCCATCCATGACATCTTATCATTCACAGATTTTATTTGTGTTTTAATTACAGCAATATCCTGTTGCATTTCTGCAACACTATCAGCTTTCTTTTCTACTGCATTTAAACGTTCTGACCACATACCCCATGTCATAGCTAATGTGGCTAATAATACAAGGTAGGGTAAGACTGTTTTGAAGTCTATCTTAGTCGACATATACAATCCTGATCTGTTTTACAATTACACATTAGTATACTCCTCATTTTGATTTAGCGGACATGCCACTTAAAGGGTTATTTAAAGCCTTATCTATCTTCAAGTCAAGACTTTCTTCTAGTAATTTCATTTCATTAAGAAGCTCTCTATTATCTTCTTTTTGCCTATCTTCCACGTCATTTACAATTTCAGTTATGTGTCGGATATCTCCAGATTGTTGGCGTAAATCAGCTTTCATATCTGAACGCATATCACGTGCTACGTCACTGATTATGGTTATTTCTTGTAATATCATATCTATCTCTGACTTTAACACAGCCAAACCCTCATCATACTGAGAGAGGTCCGGCTCGGTATACAGAGTTATCTTCTCACGCATATCAAGGTAATCCTGATAGAAAGTAAAGCCAGTCCATGCAGCACCACCTAGTGCACCTAATAAAGTAAAGATAGCAAAGACCTTCCCTCCAGTAATCTTCATGCCACTATATTCAATACTGGGCATCTATCATCTCCTGAATTGTATTATCTTGAGCCATGTTAAACAACATACCATACTGATCATCTATTGTCTTGTTTAAATACTCTGTAACGTTTGTGTCTTGAAGATATGATTGACTATCAAAAAATGTTTTGGTGTTGCCTAATATCTGCATAACAATCAAAGTTTTTGTTTGAGCAGCGTCATCATACCTTGCTTTATCATCAATTTTTTTTACTATTTTGGTAGCAGCTTTTTCTTTCTTTGATACTTTAGGCTCCGATGCTTTCTCTTCTTCTACCTTTTCTTCTGGATCTTCTTCTTTTTGTGGTGTTTGCGTTTCTTCTGGTTCTGGTTCCTGTGATTCTTCTTGAGATTCTTCTATAGGTTCTTCTTCTGGTTCTGCTTCTACAACTACAATTTCTTCCATTTCCATCTCAATCTCTATTTCAACTTCTGTTTCTACCTCAACAATCTCAACTTCAGGTTCAGGTAAATTAATCTCTATCTCAGCTATTTCTATCTCAACACTTGCGATAGTAATTTCTTCTACTTCAGGTTCAATTGGAGCAAAAGAAATTTCTCCATCATCAACACTAATATCATTATATTCAAATACCTCTTCAACAAAATCTAGTTCAATAGTATCAAAAAGATTGAGGTAATATATTTCTTCGATTGTGGTGATTTGTTGAGTTATGATAGTGTTGATAACATTATAAAAAACATCAACTGTAACGTCATCAAACAAAGGACCGATGGCAAGGTTAATATCCCTACCGCCTACTTCGATAACTATTTTATTTAATACACCAGCGAAATCGAAAGAACCGTTATAAGATTGATAGCCGGTTGATACTCCAGATTCAGACAGGATGTCAGTACCTGAAAAGACCTGACTAGTTCCGTTAAGTCCTGTAATGTGCATGTATATTCTATCTTGAGCATCTTGTTTATCTACTTCAATTGTGTATCTAACTTGGCCACCCTTATCTATTTGTAAATCAGATATGTCAACTGTATTTATGAATGTAGTTCCCATACCAGACACACCCATAGTAGATGTTGAGTTACCACTGCCTGTAATTTGAGCACACTTATCTGAACCTAAACCATAACAAGAATTACCTGAAGGCATGTTAGCACCACCTTGACCACCCCAATCAATGTCCATGTCACCTTCTTTGCTTGAAGATACATAACCATTAGATCCGTCTAGTATATCTCCTGAGTTTTCGTTTGTTATAGTTTCAGTGGTTGTTGTGACAGTGGTTGTTGTCGTTGTAATAATTTCTGTGCCTAAGTCTTCTTCTGTAACATCAATTTCTGTTTCTTCTGTAATTGTGACACCAGGAATACAGAGTCCTGCCTCATCAATTAAGCAATCTGCTTTAGAATAAGAGGAGACCAGTAGTAATAAGGAACAAAGTCTTATAAAGTGCAATATGACCGACATCACTTAACTCTCCTTCTACAGGTTTACTAGCCTGTACATAGTCTGGTTTATATCTACTTCCGTCTGGAATCTCTGACGGATTGTCAGTCCAGTATTGAGCAGCTTCCGCTCCGATGAAACCACGTGCAGGACAAGGAGTCCCAGCATCGAGCATTGAATCCCAGACACGAGGATCTTGACAGAGCAATGCAACAGCCGACACTTTCATACCAAAAGCGAATTGGGTCTTAGATAATTTTAAAAGCTGACACAGCTCATCATCTATAAGTACGCCTGTAGCTAGACCTAACACATTATTTTGTATACTTCCGCCAACACCAACCTTACATATATCTGAATTAGAGTTTGGAATTACAGGTGCATTTGCTGTTGGGGGTGTATTGTTTACTACAGTTGACGACACGGTATTGGTCTCAGCAAAGGAGTTTGAAATTGATAAGTACATAAATACTAAAGATAAGAATGCACAAAATAGATAGAAGTATGCTTTAAACATTAGTCTACTTTACTCATAGACCTAATAAATTCGACACCCTCTAGGGTTTCTATTTGTGCTTCGACTTTTGCACAAGATATTTGTACTGTATCTGACATATTTCTTTGCATAATTCTTTTTTTTTCAAGACAATCTTTTACACCATCAGTAATTGTATGTTCAATCATTGTTCCTTGTGAAAATAATAATAATGCTATGATAACCTTAGTGACCATTTGCTGCTCTTATTTTATCTTTTAAATCTTCAATGTCATTAAGTGCTTTTTCCATATCAGTTTGTAATCTCATAATATTTACTTTGTTATGTGCCATGTTTTCTAAATCTTCTGACATTTTTTCTACTTGTTCTGATACAAATTCTAATAGCATAAACTGTTCTTGATCTATAGGAGTTTGATCTGCATTTTTAACTAAATCAGCTTCAAATAGAGTTGCTCTTGTTTCTATGTTATTCAGTCGTTCAATTACTCCAAAGTAAGCCCAGACACCTACTGCTGTAGCTCCCAATATACTGATAAGATTTCTCATGGGCATTGAGATTGATGTATTTTCTGAAAGCTTCATTTAGCACCTCCATCTTTTTCTTGCTTGTCTTAATCTAGAATTTGGATCTTTAGCGGCTTTTGGAAACTTTTTCATTTGTCCTGCACTTCTAGCACAGAACGATTTTCTTCTTTTTGCAGCTTTACTACCTTTCTTAACCTTACCTGTGACTGCTGTTTTTAATTTAGAACCAGGATTTTCTGCTCTATAACGAGCAACACCTGCTTTTGTCATTCCCGCTCCAGTTTTAGTGGAGCGGAAATATTTTTTAGTTTTTGGTGGTTGTTTGTCTGCCATTATGCAAAGAAGCAAGTAAGAGACGTTACATTTGTAAGTGTTGCATGTATTTGAGTTGAAAATCTCATGCCCTCATCACCAATGTATGTTTCAATTACTGCGGTAGCGCTACCTGGAGTATCAATATCAAATAAGGTACTTCCAGTGCTGGAATCTTTAAGTACTATACTTCCTGCAGATCCTGCGCAAACAGCATGAATAGCAATAAGCCTTGCTGGTCTTGTAGTTACATTACCTGTAGCAGTAACTTTTGCTGAACTTGTACCTATCATAATTTACTCCTACGCTAAGTTATTGTTCTGAACATAAAGTATAGTTACTGTAGCAACACCTGTTGTTCCATCACCATTACCTGCTGTAT